ACTTATTGATTTAGGTTATAGATGGCATTTAGATAAAGATAAAATTGACTTGTATGAACTTAAAAAGAAAATGTATCTTGCAATGGTGACCGTAAATATACTAGAGGGCTTGCGTTTCTATGTATCATTCGCTTGTTCATTTGCATTTGGTGAACTTAAATTACTAGAGGGTAGTGCCAAGATTATTTCTTTTATTGCAAGAGATGAAAGTCAACACCTTGCAATGTCTCAAACGGTAATTAATAATTGGCATGACCGTAATGATGATAAAGATATGTTAAAGATTAGAAAAGAATGTGAAAAAGAAGTTTATAAAATGTATGATGACGCATTAGCAGAGGAAAAAAGGTGGGCAACACACTTATTTTCAAAAGGCAGTATGATAGGTTTATCAGAAAAACTATTACACCAGTTTGTAGAATACATGGCAAACCGAAGAATGAAAGGCATTGGCCTAGAACCAAGATACGAACAAAAAACAAATCCATTACCGTGGGTAGACCATTGGTTGAATTCAAAGGGTACACAAAATGCTCCACAAGAAACAGAGATTGAATCTTATGTTATTGGTGGTATTAAACAAGATGTAACGAAAGACCAATTTAAAAAATTTAAACTATAATGCCAGAAAAAGCAAAAAAAGTCTGTACCTCCTGTGAAACTAAATATACCGTAACATGGGATATTGAAGAGCAGGATTTAGAACCTCTTACATGTCCTTTTTGTGGATATGAAGTAGAAAATGAAGAGGATCAAGATGATGTTGAATGGGTCAACAAAGAAGAAGACGAAGACGATAATTGGAATTGATTATAGTTTAACAAGTCCTGCTGTTTGTGTTAATGGTAAAAAATTTTATTATTTAACAAGTAAAAAGAAATGGCAAGTTAAGATTAGTGAGGATATAATTGGTTATGCACATAAAGAATGGACTGACCCTATACAAAGATTTACTTATATATCAGATTTTGTTTTTGATATCATATCATCTCTCGGAACTCCAAAAATATTTATTGAAGGCTACTCATTCGGTTCTAAAGGTCAAGGACTATTTCAGATTGCTGAAAATTGTGGTATACTTAAATATAGATTACTTGAAAAAGGTTATAGTTACAATACCGTTGTACCTAGTGTTGTCAAAAAAGGTGCTACTGGAAAAGGTAATGCAGACAAAGACAAAATGTATGAGGCATTTGTGAAAGAAACAAAGATTGATTTGAAGAAACTATTTGATACTGATAAAGTAGGTAACCCTATATCAGATATAGTTGATAGTTATTTTATACAAAAGGTAGGTTATGATAATTTATTGTGCAGCTGACCCTATATATTTTAGACATTATTTTGATTTATGGGCAGGTCAATTAAATAAATTTTATTCTGATACATATAAACTAATTGCTTTGTATAAACCAAACAAAGAGATGTATGATAAGTGTAATGATTATAATGTCAATAGTGTTGATGTTACAGATTTATTTCCAGAAAATCCTACAAGAGAACACTTTTATTTATTGCGTTGGTTGAATTTACCATTTTATAAAAATACTAATATCTTAGCAACACAAATAAATTGTCTTGCAGTAAAAACACAAGTGTTTCCTAACATTGATGTTGAACAATGGCGAATACAGAGACCTAAAAGAGGATATCTAGGTGGCGTGTCTGCTTCTATATTTACACCAGAGGCAGCTAAAAAAGTTGTAGAAAAAGCAAAGACAATGATTGATAGTCCACCAGCGTCTGACCACCCTATGAATGTGTGGCAGATAGATAACTTAACCCAATATCAACATAAGAGTGAACATCAAATAAAAGAAAAAGATTTATTACCAGAGGCTGTTTTACCAGATTATACATATTGGATAACAGCTAGAACATCAAACACATGGTCACATGAAAAAAAATTAGAGGCATTAAGAAAATTTATATGAAATTAACCGTTATATTACCATCAGCAGGTAAAGGCACAAGATTAAATCTACCTTATCCTAAAGAAATATTAAGACTTGATAATGACAATGCTTTGATTGATAATTGTTTTAATTTTTTCAAAGACTATGGCAGAAATCAGGTAGAGTTTGTTGTAGTTATTAATGAAGATAAGACAGATTTAATTAAATATCTTTCAAAGTATAAAGACAGATATAATATATCATTTTGTTTTCAAAACCCTAGTGAAAAAGAATATACAGGTGCAATCAAAAGTGCCTATCATTTATTTGGTGAACATAATATAGTATTATTACCAGATACATTAATGAAGTTACAACCAGGTAAAGATTTATATACTTTAGTTACAGAGGCATTAGAAGAAACTGGTTTTAGTTTTTTAGTAAAGAAAGAAGAGAACAAAGAAGTATTAAAAACAAAAGGTGCAATCTATGTAAATGAAGAAGGTAATGTAGTAGAGTATGAAGATAAACCAACTGATAGAGTTGAGTATTATAATTCATTTTGGTGTGCCTTTGCATTTAGAAGAAGAAACTTTTATGAGTGTATAAACTTTATGGAAAAATCTACACTTAAACAGAAACACACACAAAACGAAATCACACAAACACCATTATTTGGTAGTAAAGTAATTGAAGTTGCAAACTATATTGATTTAGGTACATGGCCTGAAATTAGGAGATTATTAATAGATTATGAAAAAGATAATAACTGATTGTGATGGTGTTCTTTTAGATTGGGCATTTGCTTTTGATGTCTGGATGAGAGAACAAGGTTACTTTAGATTACCAAATACTGACCATTATTTTTCTCAAGCAAAACGATACG